CTGGCAAAAGTATAATTGTGTAGCATAATATTCTTATGTGTGGAATAGCAGGTTCTAGTGATTTTGAAAAGGCTTATAATTTATATAAAATTAATCTGCAAAGAGGTAGTCAATCAACCGGCTTAATGGCAGTTATACCAGGTAAAAAATTATATTTCATACATAAAAAACCAGGTATTTTTGATGAAGAAGATTGTGAGTCCTTTAAAGAAAAATTTAAAGAGAGCAAATGGGATTACAGTTATTTCTTATTTCACTCAAGAGCACCTACAAATACAACAGACACAGTTTGGTCAGAAGAAACTACTCATCCATTTTATGAAAATGAGTATTTTTTAGCACATAATGGAATAATTACAAATTTTAAAAATTTACCTAACTATGAAAAATTTAAAGTAGATTCTTCAATTATTCCAAATCTTTTAAATAAAAACCAAAGCATTAAAGAAACCTTTTCCGGTTTAGAAGGTTTACTCACTAGTTGGATTTTTCATTTAGGTAACCTTTTTTTAGTCAAAGCGGGAAGTTCTTTATGGATAGAAAAAGACAGTTTTAGTTCATCAGAATTTGAAAATTCTATTAGAATAGAAGAAGATGGAATTATTCTTCAATTAGAAGATGGCAAATTTGTAGAGAGAGATAAATTTAACTACAACAATATATATTTTATATGAAAAAAGCATTAGTTTTAGGCGCAGGTGGATTTATTGGTACTCATTTAGTAAATCGATTAAAATCAGAAGGATATTGGGTAAGAGCTGCAGACATAAAATACCCAGAATATTCAGACACAGCAGATGAATTTATAATTGCGGATTTGAGGGATTATTCTAAATGTTCTCTTTTAATGTTAGCACCCGGACAGCATAGCTTAGAAGAAAAGGAAAACGCTTTTGATGAAGTTTATCAATTAGCAGCTGACATGGGAGGTGCAGGATATATTTTTAGTGGTGAAAATGATGCAAACTTGATGCACAATTCAGCTCAAATTAATTTAAATATAGCAGAATTATGTAAGCAATTTAACGTGAAGAAAGTATTTTATTCTAGTAGTGCTTGCATGTACCCAGCATACAACCAAGAAGATCCCAACAATCCAAAGTGTTCTGAAGAATCAGCTTATCCTGCAGCTCCGGATAGTGAATATGGATGGGAAAAACTTTTTAGTGAAAGATTATATTTGTCTTATGCTAGAAACTTTGGAATGAATGTGCGCATAGCCAGATTCCATAACATCTTTGGCCCAATGGGAACCTGGCAGGGAGGAAGAGAAAAAGCCCCTGCGGCTATTTGCAGAAAGGTTTTAATGGCAGAAGAGGGAGGTGAAATTGAAATCTGGGGTGATGGTGAACAGACTAGATCTTTTTTGTACATAGATGAATGTATAGAAGGAGTAAGAAGATTAATGGAATCAGATTTCTCCGGACCGGTTAATATTGGATCAGATGAAATGGTAACCATTAATCAGCTAGTAGATATAGCAGCTTCAATAGAAGGCAAAAGCTTAGTTAAGAAACATATTGAAGGCCCACTAGGAGTTCGAGGCAGAAATTCAGATAATAATTTAATTTTGCAAAAACTAAAGTGGATCCCAAATTATCCTTTACAAAAAGGTGTAGAAAAGGTATATTGGTGGATTAAGGAACAATTATGAAAAGGGTAATAGCAGTAATAGCAACAGAAGCTAAGTTGCTAGAGGAATTTACGTTGAAACCCATTTGGAAGTCTTTAGAAAAACAAAATAATTTACATGATAATTTTGATTTTATTATTATTAAAGATAACAAAGAAGGTTTATCTAAAATCTATAACAAATATTTAAAAGACCCTAAACACAAAAATGATATATTATTGTTTGTACATGATGATGTAGAATTAGAAGACATTTTTTTAGTAGACAAATTAAATGATTCACCATATGCGGTAACCGGACTAGCTGGATGTAAGCAAGTAGATTTAAAACAACCTCCCGCATGGCATTTAATGAGTCCACGAGATTCTCATGTAGGTGAAGTTAGTCATGCAGCAGATAATAAAACATGGACATCTATATTTGGTCCTACTAATTCTAGAGCTTTATTAATAGATGGTCTTTTTATAGCTGTAGATGTAGAAAAGTTAAATGAAAAACAACTTTTATTTGATGAAGATTTTGAATTTCATCACTATGATTTATCTTTTTGTTTAAATTGTAATAAACATAAAATTACAGTTGGTGTATTGCCTATTAAAGTAGTACATCATGGATTGGGTGATTCTATGAATACACCAGAATGGCAGAAAAGTGCCAAGAAATTTAGTGAAAAATTTAACAAGTAAATTTATAATAAGAACATGTCTTATATTAATTTAGATTACGATGGAACTTTGATTCATTCACGTTTTGGCTATACGTACTTTCGTAAACATTATAACCCCCTAGGAGTAGTTTTAATCACTAGAGGTAATATGGATGTTAAAGAAGCTCTTATAGATTTAGAAGATAAACACAACGATGATTTTATTAAATCAAATGATGCTCTAAATGTATGTTGGGAAATTCCTAATATGAATGCTATTGGAGCAGTATTTTTTCAACGCCTCTTTGCTAAAGAAGTCGGAAATCTTTTAGCAAACCAATATGTTAGTAATTGTGATATTGATGTAAGAGGTGATGACATCATGATTAAAAAGAGAGGAACTACAGAATACGGCAAAGCTAGTGTTAGCATCACCAAAGTAACAGACGGAGTAGCATTAGGTCATTTGGGATTAAACATTAATGCAGGCCCAGAAGCACCCTCTTTTGCATTTTCACTTTTCTTAAATGATAATGACACCGCTCTTCTGGCCAGAGATATTAAAGAATTGTTTGATCATATATTGCAAGATTGCTTTATTGCCACTACTAAAGTAATTTAATGAAAAAATATAGCACAGATATTTTTGCATTTTTAAATTGGATTCTTAAAAAGAATAATACACCACTGCCGGAAAATTGTCCATCACCGTTTATTATTAATAGATGGTTATCTATGGCTGATCCGTCAGTGGCTTATGTAATTAATTTAACTTTTAATAAATGGCTGTATAAAACAGATTTAATTAAAGAAAGTAATTTAATATACAAATTTTATAAATGTTTATTGCCTCGGTTTAATAAAAGAATATCTTATTTAAAAAAAACAACAGCAGAAAAAGAAGATGTAGAAAATCTTTCAGAATTGGCCAATTCAATGGAAATCTCACAGCGAGAATTATTACAATATTCTTCAACCCTTGAAGTTTTAAATAGTAATGTTAAATTATAGCATATATGATAGATAGACCTGTAAACTTAGAAGATCGTATTGGAGGAAAGGTTCAAATAGAACATTATCAAGGTGCCAGCTTTGATTTAGATGGATGGAAATTAGATAAGGTTTTAGACAACATATTGATGGTACAATATGCTGATATCAACGATGAAGGCACCGCAGTTTTAAGGGGAAGTATATGGGTTCCACTCGGAGCTGTACAACAAACATGGAGAGTAGGAAAGGTTATTTTAAGTGGACCAGAATGCAAGGTTGTAAAACAAGGTGATTACATCATTTTTCCAAATGATAGAGGATTACAAGTAGCAAATTTAAATGATTTAAAAAATATAGTTTTTTTAAATGAAGACAGAATTTTTGGAGTTTGTTCTCCGAAGTGTGATCCGAAGTGAGCCTATCATCTTCTAGTTTACAACAAATACTAGCATCTAATGTTATAGAATTAGTATTTGTCAGAAGAACACCTAGAAAAAATAAACCCCCAACACGTAGAATGTTGGCTACCTTAAATTTTAATTTATTAAATTCAGCTCGAGGAAAAAATACTTTTAAATTTAATCCACCTTCTTTTCCAGCAGACTTTAATGCTTCTAGTTATAATCTAGTAACTGCTTTTGATCTTTTTATGTTAGATTGGAGAAACATTCCCGCAAATGCTACAGAAATAGTAAGAGTAATACCATGTTCTCCAGAAGAAGAGTTTTGGTTATATTTTGATACCGTATTATCCAAATTATCAGCAGCCCAAAAAGCCGCTTTCATGGACAAATGAATATTAATGGCACACAACTAGAAGAAGCTTGTAAATTTTTATTGCAAAAGAATATTTCCTTAGAAATAAACAACAAAGTTATTAAACAGGGTAAATTATTTTTATTTTATCAAAAAAATTTTTATATAATGTTTTTGTTAAATTCTACCAAAAAAGAAAAAGACAAAGTAGAAATACCAATTCCTTATGCAGTAGAGATGCATGAGTCAGATAATTTAATTTATTTTGATTATCGAATCAAAACTCTAGCCAAGATAGCACCAGAAATAGAAAATTATTTAAAAGTATATCCATCTAAGATAAGTGGAAATAAATTTTGGGACTCTATTTTAACAATTAATGCAAATTTATGAAAGTTTTTAATGTTTTTTCCGGTCATTTAATAGACTTCCCCGACACAGATAAAAACAACCTTCAGTTGGGATTTCTACCTCTCAAATCTTCCCCCAAGTCAAATTGCAAAAAGTGTTATGGACGTTTTTATATAGGTAAAAATTCACAGAATTTAACCTACATACAATGTTCTTGCGTGAATAAAGTTTTAGATCTAGATATACTTAAAGAGATTGAAAAACAATACTCAGACCTTTTTAAATAATTTTCCCTCTCCTCGGGGTGAAAAGCCTAGACCACAACAAATTAAAAGTCTTACAGCTATTCAAAATAGCTTTGATGCTGGTAAGAAATTTGTCATAGCACGTCTTCCGACTGGTTCCGGGAAATCTCATATAGCTACGGCAATAGCCAGATCATCTAGAGACGTAGACAGGGAAAG